GATGACAGCACTAGTGCAGACTCACCAGCTTCCGCGCTCTGAGTAACCCACCATGGACATCCTCACTCGCGACGTGCAGGCGGAGACCTTCAAGCAGATGGGTCTCTCCCTGCCGACTGAAAGCGGTGCGGATGAGATGCTAGCTGTGTGGAGGGATGCGGGCCGGAAGAGCCTGTACTTCTTCTCCACGGCGATCCTCAAGTGGAATAAGATACAGGTTAACCCTCACCGCCCGCTGTGCGACTTTATCCAGAACGTTGAACCACCTCACAAGCGCCGCAAGGTGCTGCTGATTCCCCGTGACACCTATAAGAGCACGGTCGGGTCGAAGAGCCTCCCGCTCTGGATCCTCATCCAGAAAGAGTTCTGCGGCCTCCCTGGCCTCGAGCACCGCATCCTTCTCTGGTCCCACGCGAGTGACAACGCGAAGAAGCAGATCAAGTCCATCAAGCAGCAGATCCAGGGCAACGACATCCTCAAGCTGCTGTATCCGGAAATCGTTCCCGACATCACGCGTACTACCTGGAGTGATAGTAACCTGCTGTTCCCCAGGGAAGGTACCTACGGAGAGGACACGATCGAAGCTGCTGGAATTGACACGCATCTTGTCTCCCGCCACTACACGATCCAGGTGAAGGACGACCTGGAGGATAAAGCGTCGTACGAGTCCCCATCCGTGCGCCAAAAGGTGAAAGACACCTACAAGACCGCCGAGTCACTCTTTGTGGACGAGCGGCAGGCTTATGACCTTCTCATCGGCACACGGTGGGGACACGACGACCTGTACTCCGACATCCTGCGGGATGAGTCTGAAAGCTACGAGTTCATGGCGAGGCCGTTGCACTGGACGCGAGAAGAGCTCGAGAGCGACTGGAAAGAAGCTGCGGAGACGAAGCAACCGCCCACCTGGGGCATGGATCCCGACACGTTCGCCCCGGAGGGTGGGAAAACGTACTACTTCTTCCCCGAGCTGTTCCCGGCTGAGAGCTGTAAGAGGCTGCGCGCGAAGCAGGGCTCGTTCTTCTACAGCATGCTCTACCTGAACAACCCGAAGGACCCGAGCAACGCTGATTTCAACATCAACGACCTCGGCGAGTGGGTCTACGACGACGAAGGTAACATCCTCCTCTTCCACCACGACGGCAGTAAGGAAGTGGTTCCCGTAGACAGCTGCAAGCGCGTGCTGCACTGGGACCCCGCCATGGACGCGAAGAGTAAGAAGTTCGGGTCACGCAACGCAATGACCGTGACCTACAAGGACACACGTGGTAGGCTCTTCCTCGCGGAGGCGTACGCCGAGAAGAAAGAGCCGACGCTCCTCTTCTCGCGCTTCATCGGTTTTCACCAACGCCATCTGGTCCATGTGGCAGCGATTGAGGACGTTGGGTTCCAGCGTACACTGAAGTTCCCGCTGTTCTACGAGATGAGACGGTTGAACCATGTGTTCCACGTTGAAGAGCGGGCACCCATCGGCAGTAAGGAAACCCGCATCCGCGGTCTTCTCCCATACGTGGAAACGCATAACTATTTCGTCCGCCGTGGGTTGGCAGACTTCCGCGAGGAGATGAAGGGTTTCCCGGTGTTTCAGACGAACGACTTACTCGACTCCGGAGCAGCAGCCCTGGAGTTATTCGGGCTAGGGGCGGTGCAGAATGAAAAGCAGAGGAAGAGAAGCTCGGTCGCCGAAGCAAGAAGGCTCGACACCCGAAGCGCGACCACGGGGTACTAAAGCAGCATCTACACGGGTGCGTGCTTCATCACGTGGGCCAGCTAAAGGCAAGGCAGTCAAGGGGTTCGACTATGAGGAACCGGCGGAGAAGAGCGTTCCCAAGGAGGCACATCGTGAGCGGAAGCATCATGAGCAAGCGCAAGGGAAAGCGACCGAAGAAAGGCAAGAAGTCAAAAGGGTACTAGCCCGCGAGCAACACACGGTAGGCTTTCAGGGCAGGTGCGTGCTTAACCCCGAAGGTGCGGACCCGGCGAAGTACAGGCGGTAGAACGCTATGGCAAAAACTCTCGAAGCTGTCGACATACCGCTGGATGATGACCAGCGTGCACATCTGCAGAAGCAGGTGTATGAGCAGCTGTCGGCGGCAATAGCCGTACATGCAAAGCGGGAGGAGAAGCTTCGGGAGTTGAGCTTAGCGTACAGCGCGAAGCCGAAGCACGCGGTGAAGAACTTCCCGTGGCCGAACGCTTCGAACCTGGTGATCCCGATTGTTGCGATCACCGTGGATAACGTGGTCGCCCGGTTGATGAAGAGCTTTCTCGGGGTTTCAAACCCGATCGAGTGTATCATCAAGAGCCCTTCCGTAGAATTCCAGGAGAAGGACTTCCGCGATTGGGCGAACCTGTTCCTCGAGAAGAGTGGTGCGCGCAAGGTGGTACGCGACCTCTTCCTCGACCTGGGCATTGCCGGTACGGCGTACGTGAAAGTGTTGTGGGAGTCTCGCACGAGGAAGATTCACTCCTACCAAGGCGCGGATGTGGTCGGGGTCGAGGTAACCGACTACGAAGGGCCAGTGTGGTACAGCGTCGCCCCTGAAGACTTCATCTACCCGGAAGGGTTCGATACGTTTAACGACCTTCCGTGGGTAGCCGAACGCATTCGCTTCACCTGGATGCAGCTGAAGGAAACCGCTGCGAACGGGATGTACAGCGACATCGACGACGAGCTGAAGGCGAAGGGGAAGAAGAGGGACGATAGCCGCTTCAAAGCGAACCAGGAAGGCAGCGGCATTACTGGGGATGGTCCCGTCGACATCTACGAGATGTACGAGCTCTGGGGCAAGTGGGAGATCATCCCGGAAGGTGGTGAGGGAGAACCGGAGTTCGTGGAAGGGATTGTTACGTTCAGTATGGATGACATGCGCATCCACCGTGCGATCTACAACCCCTTCTTCGGCCACGCGAGGCACTACGTCCGCGTGCCCTTCCTCCACAAGGCCCACCAGATTGACGGGCTCGGACTTGCTGAGATGAGCTTGCCGTTTCAGGAAGAGGCGAGCACCGCGCACAACCAGGTGATCGACGCCGCAACCGCAAGCATCGCGGGGATCATCGTTCGTAAGGGCTCTGTGAACATGCAAGACGGGGAGGAGATCTACCCCGGCAAGCAGGTGATCACCGACGATCCAACGAAGGACCTGGTAGTCGTCCACCTGTCCGAAGGACGGAGCAGCCTTCCCAATGTCGAGCAAGGAGCAGCGTTTTGGAACGAGAAGCGCACTGGTGTCTCTGCTTATAGCATGGGCGTTGAGTCTCCCATTGCTGGCAGTCGTGCGACTGCTACGGGCACTACAGCGCTTATCAACGAAGGGAACACGCGCTTCTGGGTTTCCATCGATGACATGCGGGATGCGCTCGTAGATGTGCTGTACCTCACCCTGCAGATCGAACAGCAAATGAGGCCGGAAGGCATCCCGTTTGCGCAGGACAGGATGCTGACACTACCGCAGGGAGACTTACGGGAGATGATCGGCCTGCGTCTCGCGATCAGCAGCGAGAAGGTGAACCAGGACATCGAGATCCAGTCCTTCCAGATGATCATCAGCATCGTGAACGAGTACTACATGCGGCTGATGCAGGCGGTGGGCATGATCATCAACCCGATGATCCCTCCCCCGCAGGTGATGGTCGCCATCCAGGTGATGGAAGCATCGGCGAACCTCATCATCCGCTTGCTCGAACGGTTCGACATCGAGAACGTGCAACAACTGGTTCCTCGAATCACCGAGGCCATCAACATCATGAAAGGTGCACTTGGACCGCCACCAATGGGAGGGCCTCCCGGAATCGGCCCGCAAGCTCTTCCGCCAGGACCTGGAGGCGGACCTCCACCTCTGCCTCCGCAGCTTGGCGGTGGAGGGACTGTCCAGTAAGCTTCAAGCGCTCCACGGGCGCGCGAAGTACCTACAGGAAAAGCTTTCAGCACTCGAGCAACTCGAAACCACACCACCCGTCCAGATCCGGAGTGCCCGGACTGGGTATTAAGGAACCGGCCAATGCCACTCAGCCTGAAGCACGACGAGAACGGAATCATCACGGAAGGGAAGTACACGGGACAGCACATCGACGATGTCGCCCGGTACCTCGAACACCTGGAAGAAGCGGCGGAGTCAGCTGGCGTACAAGCCCAGCCTCCGAAGGAAGAGCCGGAAACGCCTGAGCAGCGACTCGCGAGAACGAACGCGAACCGGAACAACGACGTCGTCAACCTGCTGAGCAGCACTGCCAACCGGCAGGAGCAGGACGACGAGGAAAACTTCGCAGCGAGCGTGGACGACTACGAGGAGTTTCGCGAACGCATCGCGAACATGAAGAAGACGATGACGCCTGCACAGCGCGTAGTCCGCGGCGTCCACCGTCAGATGTACCTGTTCATCAAGGTGCAGAGCGGCGAGCACGCAAGCAAGTTGCTGGGGAAACAGCAGCCTGCAGGAGAGATTGAGGAGATTCCGGAGACTCCACCGGCAACGCCACCTGAAAAGAAGCCCGTGCAGACAACTCCGCCAACCCCCAAGCCTGCGCCTCCTGCTGCTCGGCCCACGCCTGGACGAACGGAACCTGTACGGGCTTCTGATTCCACGGCGTTGAAAGCGACCGCCCGAATCGAGCGGGTTGCGCAAGGGATGGGAATCAAAGTCGACGACTACCTCAAGCAGCTCGAAGCGAGAGGGGTTACACAGACCGACATCGACAAGGGTGAAGTAGCACCGGGTGGGAACATCCGGAGAAAGACGCCGTACGATTATGGAACGGAGTGATCAGTTTTTCGTCAAGGACAAAGACCCGAACTTCGTATACCGGTGGTGCAACAGCGACGACCGGGCGATGCGAGCACATCAGGCGGATGGGTACGAGACCGTGCTCGACCCGACGCCGGAAAACGCGACAAGCGAACTACCGAAAGACGGCGCGGGAGTAACGCGTCGGAGAGGCCAGGATCTGGTACTCTGCCGGATCCCGAGGGAGCGATTCAACCAGACGGTGGGAGCACGACGGGCAGAACTCGCCGCTCACCACAGAGGCGCACAGGACAACTCGCTGGAGCAGATCAACGACCACATGCGAAAAGAGCTGCAGAAGAGGGGCGGAAAGAACATCCCTCGGCAGCTCGTGTTCAGTAGCACCGACAACCCTGATCTGTCCCAGCACATCGGACATTAGGAGACGAAATGGCAACAGCACCGCGCATCGAGTTTCAAGCGGTTCGGCCCCTCGTCGGCCTGTCCATCGCCCAGGAAAGCATGCCGGAAGCGGCCCTTCAGACGTTCAAGAAGGGCGCATGCGTTTTCCTCAGTGCTGGTTACCTGAACGAGTGCGGGGCAGCCCCCGCTCTCATCCTCGGGATCGCCAGCAGGGCAGGGCAGAACACCGCGACGGCGGGGTTGAAGTCACAGAGCGTGTACCTCGCTCACCCGGATACGCTGTTCCTGGGCAACCTGGACAACGGCGTGACGGGCACGGGAGTCACGGCTGCGACCGACCGCGGCAGGAACTACGGCATCATCAAACACCCGGCGACCGGCAAGTGGGCGGTCGACAACGCTGGCGCAGCTCATCGCGTCGTCGTCTGGGGGTTCTGGGACGGAATTCAGGACGGAGTACCAATGGTCGTGGGTGACACCATCGGCTGGGTGTACTTCCAGTTCGATCCTGCATTCTTCCAGGGCTCGAAAACGTCATAAGGGGGTAGGAGAAAATGGCAGCTACAACTGGTGGTTTCTCTGCCCTCCTTGCACCAGGTCTCTACGAGGTCATGTTCAACGCGATCGACGAACAGAAGCCCGCGTGGATGCCGGTGATCGGGAGCAGGGACAGCAAGCGCGCGTACGAGGAGGATTTGAAGGTCACCGGGCTCGGCTCGATGGTCTCCAAGCCTGAAGGAACGAACATCACATTCGACGACCCGATCATCGGTGACCCCAAGCGGTACACCATGCAGAGCTTCGGCCTCGGGTTCCGAATCACGCGGGAGATGTGGGACGACGACCTCTACGACATCATGAACGGGATGGCGGACGAGCTCGGTCGTGCAGCCGCGTACAAGATCGAGGTCGACGCGTGGAGCATGCTCAACAACGCGTTCAACCCGTTGTTCCCGGGATTCGACGGGCTCTCGCTCCTGAATGTCGCGCACACGCGGCTGGACGGCGGAGCAACCCAGGCGAACAAGCCGAGCACGGACGTCGACTTCAGCTACACCGCGTACCAGGCGGGTCTCGACCACTTCAACACGATGAAGGATGACCGGGGCAAACCCCTCGTCGCCATTCAGCCGGCGGTGATCGTGATCGATCCGACCTTCCAGTGGGCGGCGCGGGAAGTGCTGCAGTCCGAGTACAAACCCTACACCGCGAACAACGAGATCAACGCGTTGAAGGGGGAGATCAGCGAGAACGGCTACTTGAACTGCCGTTACCTGACCGACTCCGACAGCTGGTTCATGCTCGCGAAGCCGCGGAAGAAGAACGGGAAGAACGGCCACGACCTGAAGTTCTGGTGGAGGACGAAGCCTGAAACGGCGGACGCTGATGACTTCCTCAGCGGCGACGCGCTGTTCAAGATCTTCTGCCGTTACACCACCGGCTTCGGCGAGTGGAGAGGCGTGTACGGAAGCTCAGGAGGTTAACCATGGCGGCAGCCAAGCTCGTTCGGTCGCCCCAGGGGTTCACCGGCTTCACCGGCCCAATCGGCAAAGCGGGTGGCGTGTACTTCAACGACGCCGCCGGCAATGCGTGGGGCATCTCGGTACGGAATGACGGGAAGGTCGTGGTCCTGGACGGAGATGCGCTGAACAACCCAGCGCTCGACGTTCAGACCATGGGCACCGTCATCGGATCACAGACGTAAGGCGCAGGCTGGTGGGAGGGTGCAGGACCTTCCCACCGGCCTCTTTGTGTGTTCAAGGAGCAGCAGATGGTAGGAGACGCAACGCAAGCGGATGAAAACGCACCGGCGAGAGTGGAGGAGTACGATCTCCATCGCCTCTGCGTGAAGGGTGGCAAGCACGCAACGAGGCACTGGATGCCGATCATGTTCCATTTGGCACGGTTGCACCGGTGTACGAAGATTGTCGAGGTGGGGATGTTTAACGGGGAAACGACTGCGTTCCTCGTTTGGGCAGCGATTCTGAATGGGGGACGGGTCCTCAGCATCGACAACGATGTGAAGGCGATTGAGAGAACGGAAGAGCACCTGAAGCGGGTGGGACTGTACGAGACCGGCCGCATCTTCCTCATTCACGGCGACAGCAAGACCTGGGTGCCCCAAAGCCCGATCGACCTTCTTTTCATCGACGGGGATCACTCAGCAGCAGGGTTGAAAGGCGACTGGGAGAACTGGACGCCGAAGGTGGAGAAGGGCGGGCTCGTGTTCGTTCACGACATCAACGACCCGATCGTTGCCGAGACGTTGTTCGGTCTCGTCCACGACTACTCCTGGGAGCAGGTGAACTTCCCGGGCGATGTCGGAATGGCAGTGCTGAGGAGGATCCCATGAGGATGCTCCCGCGAGACTTCACGGACGCCGATGTGGCAGGGCTGCGGGTGCTATGCATCCCGTCAGGCATCGGCGAATTCCAGTGGATGGCGACGAAGCTGCACAACGTGCATCGGCTCTCCGGTGAACGGTTCGCCATCATCGCTCTTGATGGTGCTCCACGGCGGTTACACCAGTTCGCCGAGATGCACCCGTTCGTCGAAGCGTTCGGCTGGGCAACGTTCGACTACAGCCAGATTCGGGAGTTTCAGAAGTTCAACGGGTTGAACACCTGGGCACGCATCCGCGAGCTATTCGGTCTTGGACAAATGTGCATGCTCGCGTGTAACCCGGCGCTGGAGGCAGGGACGCACTTGAGCAATTGGCTTCCCGACCTTCCGACGACGTACAGCTACCCGGTGAACTACACCGATAAGCACATTGCGGAGAGCTTGCGGGTGATCCCGGCGGGAAGCTCAACGTTCAACATCGGGGTCAGCTGTGCAAGCTATCGGGGAGCTGCTGCCTGGCACACGTGGGAACGTCAAGAGTGGGAAATCTTCCTCCGGCTGATTGCAGGGGATTTCCCAGATGCGAACTTCGTCCTTCTCGGTGGGTCGTGGGACGATCTAACCGTTAGTTTGTTCGACACACCAGGTTTGCGGTTTCAGACGGATTCGAAGACGCACACCCCCCCGATCGGGACGCTTTCATTCGGTGGGGCGATGGCAACGCTCACCGCGTGTGACGCGTACATCGGGTTTAGCTCGGGTCTCGGCCACGTAGCAGCTCACCTCTGCGCTACACCCGTGTTCATGCTGTGGCCGGATCACGAGGAAGTGCTAAGCCGCACCTGGTGCAACCCGAAGCTGTTGGAGAACGGGAAGTACGTTCCCAGCTTGTGGAAGAGTCCTGAGGAAGTCTACGCGAGCGCGTACACATTCCTCCACCAAGCTTACTCGGTTAAAGGGGAGAAAACGCTATGGCAGTCACCAGGAAGTCCCGTTCAATCCAGCTCAACGCTTTGAACGACAGTGTTGACGGCCCGTTCAAGGTGAAGGAGATTCACTATGGAGGGGCGACCCTCACCGCCGGACAGCGCATCACCGTGCTGGAAGAGCC